GTTTTCTGCGTCGACGGCGTCTTCGGGTTGAACGGGATCCGCCGGCGGCCCTGGTTGCCGTGTTCGAGCTCGACGGTCGGGACGAAGACGTGGTCGTCGCCGTCGGGTGCGAGCTGGGTGTAGACGGCGCGGAGTTCTTCGAGGACGTCGGGGGCGAGCGGCATCCAGTCGCGGTGGCCGCCCTTGACGGCGACGCGGATGCGGCCGCGGGTGAGGTCGATGTCGTCCCAGACGGCGCGGCAGACGGTCGTCGCGCGGAGGCCGACGCCGGCCATGAGGAGCCACGGCGCGCGCTCCTGGAGCGTCGTTGCGCGGTAGCCGAGCTCGAGCTCTGCGGAGGAGGGCCGGTAGACGTCGGCGCGTTTGCGGCGCGGCCGCTTGATCCGGCGGGCGGGGTCGTCGGCGACGAGTGCCTCGTCTTCGGCCCAGGAGCCGAACGAGTGGAAGACGCTGATGACGTTCGCGCGGCGGGCGGCGCTCGTCGAGCCCCACCGCTTCGCGATGATCCGCCGGATCTTCTCGGTGCCGGGGCGGCCGTCGAGGTCGGCCATCGTGACCTCGTCGCCGAGCTCGTCGAGGAGGACTTCGAGGACGCGGCGGTAGGAGTCGAGCGACCGCTTGGTCCAGTCGCGCTCGACCTCCATCTGGCCGAGGAAGTCCTCGATCGCGCGGGAGACCCTCACGACAGCGGGCCCCGAAGCTCGGTGCGCGTGCCGCCCTCGGCGCGGTACTTGCCGATGCCGTAGACGATCGCCCAGCAGCACCGGAGGAACGCCCAGTCGAAGTCGCGGAGGCTCCACTCCCACGAGTCGTTGATCCGGATGCCGTCGTGCTCGAAGTCGCGGAGCAGGACGTGCGCCTCGTGCTCGCTGTGGACGGCGTCGAGATACGGCGAGAGGACTCGCTCGTTGAGCGCCTCGCCGAGATCCGCTGCGGCGGCTGGCGTCAGGTCTTTGGCGACGTCGGCGTACCACTCCTGGACGCGTTCGCAGAACTGCTCGTAGCAGTACCGCCGCGCCGCATCTGGACGGGGCGCTTGGAGCTTCTCTGACCAGTAGTTGGGGTTGATCCCCCACCTGGCGTCCTCGAAGCCGCCGCGCGCGCCGTTGGGGCCGAAGAATTCGAACATGTCGGTCGACCGGGCGAAGAGGAAGTCGCCACAGTCGCCGACGATCGCGAGGTAGCCGGGCCAGGTGACGAGGTCGAATCCGTAGATGACCGTGCCTGGCTTTCGGAACCGCAGGTGACGGTAGATGCCCTCGTCGCGCAGGATCTCCATCGCGTGCTCCGACGTGTCGCGTACGAACTGATCGCGCGACTCCGAGATCAAGTCACGGGAGGCGACCGGACGATTCGCGTTCTCCGTCATGCCGCCTCGATCTCGGGCCAGCGGTCGAGCTCGGCGAGGAGCGAGACGACGTCGTCGGCCGTCCAGCCGTCGATCAGCTCGATCTCGACGTCGTGGGGGGAGACGATGACGTCGCCCGTCTTGAGGCCCATGACGTAGTCGTCCCAGGGGTCGAGGTTGTCGAGCACCGTGACTGGAACGTCGCAGCGGCACGACGGAGTCCTAGCCGGGTGCTGGTCGCGGACGTGCGGCCAGAGCAGCCAGAGCGTGAACGCTCCGAGGATCAGCCAGCCGACGGTCATGGCCGCCGCCTCTGGAGGGGCGTCGCGACGTAGATCAGCGCGAGAGCGATCAGCAGGTACGTCATGCCGCGATCCTTGACCGGTTGCCGTCCTTGACGACCTCGATCGAGACGTCGAGGGCGTCGCGGAGCGTCGGAACGTGCGAGATCAGCATGACCCGGTCGAACTTCCCGGACTCGTTCAGGCCACGGAGGACGTCGGCGAGACGCATCGTGCCGGCCTCGTCGAGGAACTCGGGTTCGTCGATCGCGAGGAGCCGTGACTCCGCGCCGCGGCGGGTCGCGAGGAGCTCCGCGAGCGCGAGCCGGAGCGCGAGGTTGATCCGTGTCCGCTCGCCACCGGAGAACGTCTCGTAGGGGCGCTCGCCGCCGTCGGCGATGACGACGACGTCGAGCGTGTCCTTGAGGCCGTCGCCGGACTTGAGGGCGGCCTCGGTGCGCAGCTCGACACGGTAGGAGGTGCCGAGCTCGGCGAGGATGCGGTTCGCCTCGGTCTCGATCGACGGGATCGCGGCGGTCTCGACGATCAGGGCGGGGATGCCGTCGCGGCCGTAGGCCTTCTCGAGGTCGAGGAGCTCGTCGAGGTCAGCCTGGATCTCGGCGCGCTGGGTGCGTGAAGTACCTAGTTCGGCGGCGATCTTGTCGGCGTGCGCGAGCCGCTCTTCGAGCCTGGCGATCATCGCGGCGGCGGAGTCGTACTGGATCCGCTCCTCCTCCATCCGTGCGCGCGCGGTGAGGGCGGCCGCCTTCGCCGCGTCGAGCGCTCCCGGCTCGGGCTCCTCGACATCGTCGAGCGCCTTCCTGGCCTGCTCGAGCTCATCCTGGAGCCGTCCGACCGTCTCGACGTACTCGGGCCGTTCGGCGGCGTCGATCTTCGCCTGGCAGGCGTTGAGGCGCTCCTCGAGGCGGGCGCGCTCGCCGACGTGCTGGCGGGCCTCCTGGATCCGTGCACGGATCTGCGTCAGGTGCAGTTCGGCAGGGACGCCGTCGATCGTCGGCGGCTCGGGAACCTCGGGGATCTCGGGGAGCGGCGTCGACGATGCCTGTTCTTCGAGGGCGCGGGCCTCGTCGGCGAGCGTGACGATCTGCGCGCGGAAGTTCGAGAGCGTCGCTTCGAGAGCCTCGGCTCCGAGGATCTGCCGGCAGACGTCGCAGCGATCGTCGCCGGGGCCGGTGTCGGTCAGGTGCGCGATGCGTTCCTCGACCTCGCCGATCTTCGTCCGTCGGCGTTCGGCGTCCGCGGCGATCGCGGCGACCTGGCGCTCGACGAGCGCCCGCGACCGGATCGCCTCCTCACGGACAGCGACCGCCGAGCGGTGCTGGTCGATGCCGGTGACGAGCTCGCGCTCGCGCGTCTCGAGCTCGACGAGCGTCGACGCGGTCATGAGCGCCGCGAGCGCGGCCGCGACCGTCGCCGCGTCCGTGCGCGCCTGCTCGGCTTCCTCGCGGATGCGGGTCTGGCCGTCGAGGCGTGCCTGTGCGGCGGCGAGCGCCGACGAGCGGGTCGTCCAGGCCGTCGCCGCGGTCTCGAGTTCCTGCACGGTCTGCGCGGCCGCCTCGAGCGCCTTCTCGGCGGTGTCGCGCTCGACCTTCGCCGACTCGGCGATCGCGCGGGCGGTCGTGAGTTCGCCGCGGATCGTGTCGGGGTCGCCGACGGTCTGCTCGAGCGTCGTGATCTTCCCGGCGAGCTCCGCGACCTGCCGCTCGGCCGCGCTCTTGTCACGGCGGGCAACCTTGAGGAGCTCTTCCCACCGGTCGAGGCCGAGCACGTCCGCGAGGATCCGCTTCCGGTCGGCGGGCTTCGCCTCGGTGAACGCTGCACCGTCGCCCTGCGCGAGGAACGCGGACGCCCGGAACGTCTCGCGGGAGAGGCCGAGCAGCTGCTCGATCACGGCCTGCGTCGCCTTCTGCGACTCCGCCGTGAGCGGCATCCACGACGAACCCGAGACACGGACACGCTCCAAGCCGTCGCCGTCCGTGTAGATCTCGGCATCTGGAGCGAGCCGCTCGAGGTCGAGTTTCGTCTGGCCCTTGCCGCGCGCGGAGAAGTGCCGGCGGACGCGATACGTCTCGCCGACGTGCTCGAAGGTGAGCTCGATCTCCATCTCCGTCGACGCGGCGTCGTCGGTCAAGTAGTCGGCGAGCGACCGGGTCTCGGGCCCGAAGAGCGCGAGGTCGATCACATTCACGATCGACGACTTGCCCGCGCCGTTCTCGCCGATGACGGCGACGCAGCCCTCCGGGATCTCGACGTCGAGCTCGGCGAACGTGCGGTAGTTGGTCGCCTTGATGCGGAGCGGGTTCATGACCGACCGCCCGACGTCGTCGGGACGATGTAGTAGAGCGTGAGGCCGTAGCCGCTGACCACGCTGACCGGGATCGCGTCCTTCGGAAGCGTGATCGGCTTTCGCTGCCCCTGACGCGGGCCGCTCTTGAACTCTTCGACTCGGACTGACTTGACGTCGTATCTCATGACCGGGTCTCCTCGAGGTAGGCCTGGGTGCGCTCGCGGAGCGCGGTTCCGCGGCTCCCGTTGATGCCGCGCGCGTTCAGGTAGAGGTCGAGCGCCTGGAGCTCGTCGAGGGTCTCGTCGAGGCCTTCGACGCGTGCTCGGTCTTCGCGGATCACCTCGGTCTGGACAGCCCAGACCTTCGTTGCGCCGGCGGCGACGAGGGCGCGCTTGAGAGCGCCGACGTCGAGGCGGCGCGCCTGCTCGGCCGTCGCTGCGATTCGCACCTTCACGACCGCGTCGGAGACGTCGACCCACGCCGGGCAACCCTCCCAGTCGAGTTCCTGCACGCCGAGCGCGTCCTCGGCGGTGATGTCGAGCGTGACGAAGCGGCGGCTTTCGATCGGGACGAAGTGCGCGCCTACGCCAGCGTCGTCGAGGTCGAGGATCCAGACGCCGTGGTCGGACTTCGCCTCGCCGAAGTTGAGCGGCATCGGCGACCCGGTGTAGAGGATCGGCTGGCCGGCCGCCTGATGCGACCCGGCGGCGTCCTCGACGAGCTGTCCGGGCGACATCATCTGCGGCTTGTGGATGTGGCCGGCGACGATCGCGTCGAAGCCGAGCGCCTCGAGCTCGCGGAGGTCGAGGACGGGCTCGCGGAACAGGCCGACGTCGGCACCGTCCGGGGTGACCGCACCGCTGATCGAGAAGTGCGTCAGCAGGATCGCGGGACAGTCTTCGATCATGGAGCGGAGGCCGCGCGCGACGGTCACGAGAGCGTCAGCCGCGAGCGTGTTGAGGTCGTCGCGGTCGCCTCCGCCCTGAGCGGCGACGAGACGGCCCGCGGCCGCCCACGGGAGGAACGCGATGGCGACGCCGGCGACCGACCGGATCTGAGGGTCCCGGGCGAGCGTCAGGAGACCGGCTTCGGCGAAGACCTCGAGGCCGGTTCCCGTCGCGGCGCTCGCGACGTCATGGTTCCCGACGATCGCGTACACCGGCGCGCCGCCCGCCGCGCGGTGAGCGACGAGCGGCCGCTCGAACGCGAGCATCGCCTCCGGAGTCGGACGCGCCTTGTGGAACGCGTCGCCGGCGAAGAGGATCGCGTCGGCCACAGCGTTCCGGCCGATCTCGAGCGCGCGCGCCCAGACGTCCTCCTGCTCGCGGAGCCGTTCGCCTGGCTGGGTGCCGTAGTCGCCGCCGGCCTCCAGGTGGAGGTCGCCGACGCAGAGGAAGCGCGTCACTGGGACACCGTCCGGCCGTCGTCTCCGTGGATCGCGCGGAGCTCATGAACGAGCGCGACGAAGCCTCGAGCGATGCAGTAGGCGACGTCGCTGTCGCCGTTGCGCGCGACGAAGTCGAGATCACGCAGGGCCGCGTCGGCCTGCTCGCGCTCTGCCGCCGGGTCAATATCAGCCCACACGGTCACGACTGGCCGTCGATCCGGTTCGCCTCGACCGAGCGCGTCCAGAGCGCCGGGTCGCGGTGCTGGACGTACACGTCGAGCGCGACGTCGAACGCCTCGCTCTTGCGATGCCAGAGCCGCCGCGGCGAGAGCGCCCAGAGGAGCCAGTCCTGCGCGTCCGTGTCGCCGCCGACGGACGCCGCGACGACCTCGGCGATCGTCTTGCCCGCCCGGTCGCCGCTCGGGATCGTGGTCGCGCCGGCGGCGTCGATCTCCTCGTCCGTCGCTGAGGGCGCGGAGACGACGGGCTCGGGGTCGTCGTCGTCCTGGCCGTCGCCCGCGGGCAGAGCCGCGGGCCCCTCCGTCGGCGGGGCCGACGTAGGTGGGGTGAGCGCCGCACGGGCGGGCTCGCCGTAGAACGCGGCTGCGGCGTCCGCGGGGTCGTCGGCGACGAGACGGCGGATCCGGTCGATCTCCTCGTCGCGGCCGTACAGCGGCAGCTTCGCGAACGCGCGCTTCCCGACCGTCTTCTCGTACATGCGGTCGGTCCAGTCCTTCCACGGGCCGCTCGTCGGCTTCTTCGACGTCCCGCGGATCTTGTCGAGCTCGTCGCGGAGCATGACCTCGACGAGCCGCTCGCCGTTGCGGTGGCGCGCGACGCAGTAGGCGGCGATGATGTCGCCGCGGTCGACGCCGGGCCGGGCCTGGACGTGGCGGAGCTTCGGGTCGAGGCCGAGCTCGTGCTCGAACTCGTCGTTCTCGTAGACGCACGCGGTCTGGAGCGCCCAGCCGTGCTCGGCGGCGATCTTGCGGTAGCCGCCGATCATCGGGAGGTACTGCGCCTTGCCGCCGTAGACGACGAGCGCCGCCTCGCGGCCGTCGGGGACGAGGCCATCCTGGGCGGAGCGGATGAGTGCCGTGAAGATCGTGTCGTGACTCGCCTGGGCGGCGAGGTCGGGGTTCTGCATGAGCGCGGTGACGGTCGCGCGGACGAACCTGTCGGCCGGCATCCCCGCGGGGAGCGCGAGCGCGACCTGGCTCTTGAAGCTGTCGCTGCGGACGCTGGCGACGAGCGCCTGAGCCGGCGTCTGCTCGCGGTTTGCGATCTCGGTCATGGGACGTAGACTCCTTCGGGATACGGAGCCGTCCGCGCGTCCTTGGTGGGGGGTGCGGGCGGCTCTTCTTTTGTTCGGCGGGCGAGGTAGAGCTCGTGCGGTGCCGGTGCGGAGAGGCAGGCGATGACGGTGTCTGCGACCGCCTGGGCGTGCTCGTCGAGGTTCACGTACGTCGCGGCGGCGATGCAGACATCGCTGATGTGCGCGCGGATGCGTGCCTCCTCGAGCTCGGTCAGTGGCGTCACGTGTGCGCGCCCTGGCGGCTGGGGATCCGATCCATGAGGGCGACGAACAGGCCGAATGCCTCACGCATTCGGGGGTCGTCCTCGTCGTCGGCGGACTGGATCTCGGACGGCTCGATCTCGCAGGCGGCAGCGATGCCGTCCCGGAGCCGGCGGCTCGGCAAGTGCTGGCCGTTCTCGAGCCGAATCATGTGCCTGCGTGACGTGCCGACCGTCACCGCGAGATTCTCCTGGCTCAGTCCCTTCCGCTTTCGAGCGCGACGGATGCGCGCGCCGTTGTCGGCGAAGGGAACACGGGACTGCGTTGGGGTTTCCATAGTGACGGCACTATGTCACGGTGACGTCACTGTGTCAACCCGGTGTCTCTTACGTTTCGGGCCCGGTGTAGGCAGGGTCTGTCACGTGACGCCACGTGAAAAGCTGCGTGACCCGATCGCCGTCGCCTACGGACGCCGCGTCCGCGACGCCCGCGAGGCGCTCGGCATCACCCAGGAGGAACTCGGCCGGCGGGTGAAGACGGACAGGACCGCGATCGTGAAGATCGAGAACGGCGACCGGTCGGTAGGACGGATCGTCGCGCGCCGTCTCGCGACGGAGCTGGGGGGGACGCCGGAGGAGTGGGTTACCTTCGCACGACGGTCAGCAGAGGACGTCGGTTCGGATCTTGAGGTTCTTCGCCGCCTGGAAGCGCTCGAAGCAGAGGTCGCGGAGTTGCGGCGGGAACGGAACGAGCTTGTTGCAGCAGCCGTCGAACGGCTGGCACGTCTCGAAGAGGCAGCGGGGATCGCAGGGCAGCGATCAACTCCTCGGTCGTCGGGGGGTGCGCGTTGAGGTCGTACTCGGGTTCGATCATTGCCGCCGGCCCTCACGCGTCGACCGGACGCAGGACGGTAGTTGAGCGGCCGGACGTAATGCGAACAGGTGTTCGTCCTGCGGCGACAACGTCTACCTCCCTAGCGGGACACGACGGCCCTGCCGCCCCGGGCTTGGACCTACTCAATCCTTCGCCGCCGACCGTGTCAAACGACGTCACTCAAACGAGGGAACCGGCGGTCACCGAGGTATCTAGGGAGGGTCTGTGAAGAGCACCGGCAGCATTCTGGACGTCGTCATCGCCCTGATCTCGATCGGGGCCGGGATCTACCTGCTCCAGTTCCAGTCGGCCGGTGAGAGCAGCTGGTTCGAGGTGATCGGGCACGGGATGGGCGCGTACTTCATCGCGAAGGGCCTCTTCATGGGCCGTTCGCTCGCGCAGCAGACACGGACGTCTGACCGGCTCGCGCAGCTCGTCGAGTTCGAGGCTGTCCGCTACGAGCGCGAGACGGGCGACAACTGGCGTGGCCTCGACGACGACGCGGTCGAGGACGGCGTCACGGCTTAGCCTTGTCGCCGTCGAGGAACGCGCGCCACGCGCCACGGACACCGTGACGGCCGAGATACAGGATCACGGCGGACGCGCCGCCGGCGATCGCCGCGCCACCCTCGGCGGTGATGGTGATGCCGAAGTGGCCGAGGAGCCAGACGGCGACGACCGCAGCGAGGGTCGTGCTGCCGGTCGCTGCCGCGTTCGGGTGCTTCATCGTGAACCTCCTCGGATCGTGTTGACGAGCTCGGCGTGGCGGCTCTTCGCCTCCTCCTCGTGCGACTGGAGCTCGCCGCGGACGAACCCCTGGACTTCGTTGAGCGCGAGGTCGAGCCGCTGCTTCGCGCGTTCGTCGGCCTCCTCGGTTCGGAGCTTCGCGCGCTCGTCGATCCGTTGCGCGGTCGCGTCCATGAACTCGATCACCTTGACGAGGTTCGGGAGCGCCTCGAGCCTCTCGATCGTGACGCGTGCTTGGCCGAGGATCTCGTTCGTCTCGGCCAGCGCCGTCTCGAGGCGGTCGGCGCGTGAGCGCTCGGCGTGGGCGTTCGATTCGTGCGCGGCCGCGGCGGCGGATGATGCGTCGGCGGCGGACTTGTAGCGGACGCCGTAGAAGACACCGATGAGCGTTCCGACGGCGAGCAGGAGCGCGATGATCGCCGCGCCGAGGTTGATCGTGTTCGAGAAGTTGACGCCGCCGAGGAGCCGGGCGAGCGCCGCGAGGAACGCGAGCTCGATCGTCGCGAGGGGAAAGAGGAAGACGCCCATCCGCTACAGCCCCGTTGTGAAGCGCGGGCTGATCGACCGGTAGAACGCCTCGCCCTTCTCGCCAGGGCATGAGGTCGAGTTGACGTGCCGGTGCGTCGTGGAGACCCTCAGCTGCGGCCATCGCGGGTCGGTCTTCGTCGGCCGGAACGTGCCGGCCTCGAGCTGCTTCCAGAGCCATCGGAGCGTGCGCTTCTGCGCGAGCGTCGGCCCTTCAGCGCCGCCGCGGAACACGACGCCGAGGGTGTCGGTGTTGTGGCCGCCGTCGCAGTGCCACGTGACGTCGTGCCAGTCGTTGAAGACGAGGATCGTGCCGTCCTTGTCGACGCCGAGCGTGTACGCGATCGCGGGCGCGCCGCCCTCGGACAGGTAGTCGGTGCGGACGTGGAAGTTCGCGTCGGCGAGGAACGAGGCGGGGCCGCCGGTGTAGTGGCCGAGTTTCGCGACGATCTCTGACGCGGCGCGCGTCTGCCACCGGCGGGACGCGTGGCGTGGGAAGCCGTGCTTGCCGCGGCGGGCGTCCAGGATCTTGGGCCGCCACGCGGCCGGCCGGACGACGTGCCGGACGACGGTCGCGGGGCGCTTCGTCCGCTTCTTCGCGCGTACGGCGGCGATCGTGCGGGGGCCGACGATCCCGTCGGCGGCGACGCCCGCCCAGTGCTGCGCGACGTTCGTCGCGGACCGGGTCTGCTTCCCGAAGACGCCGTCGGCGTTGACGACGAACCCCTTCGCCTGGAGCAGCTTCTGCCACTGGAGGACGTCGGGGCCCTCATCGCCGAACCGGAACGGAGTCACCTACGAGTATCGGCGCGCGCCCCGTTGACGCCAGGAGCGCGAGGGGCGCGTTAGCTGAGCGCGTCGAGGAGCGCTGCGCGCGTTGCTTCGCCGAGCTCGGGAGCGTTGACGAGCACGGACGTCACCTTCTCCTGAGTCGTCGGCGGAGTCGGCCGCTCAGCGACATCGCGCGAGAACGCCACGAGTTCCTCGCCGGAGAACGTTCGGCCCTCCGCCTCCCAGACGTCCTCGCCTGGCTTCGGCCGCGTGACCTCGACGCCGCGCGACGCGATCGTCGTCGCGGCCAGACAACAGTCCGAGTTGCCCGCCTGATAGGAGCGCTCCGCGTAGGCCTCTGGGTCGGCGAGCGCATCGATAGCTTCTTGGGCGTCGTCGTCCCAGCCGGTCCCGTCGTCCTTCGCCTGGATATAGCCGTTGACCAGCGGCCCGGCGAAGTGCCAGACGGTCGGCATCTTCCGGGCCTCCTCGACGGCTCGCTCATGGAACGCGACGCGCTCCGTCGAGCGTGCGGTCAGGCCGTCGATCGCCGACGCCGCGATCTGCTGCGCGAGCTCGAGCCGCGCCTCCGCCGTGTCGGGAAGGCGACCCTCGGCGTCTAGCTGCCTGACCGTCAACGCCGTGACCTCGTTCGCGGCCGCGGCGATCGTGGCCGCTGATCCCTCTTCGCGCGCCGCGCAGAGAGCGTCAAGCTCAGTCTGGACGCATCCGCTCGCGATCCCGATCGTGTAGCCAAGCGCGCGAAGGTCGTCGATCGTCGCCATCAGGCGATCCTTACCGGAACGATGCGGAGGATTCTGGCCTGGAAGGTGCCGGTGTTCGCATTGACGGAGTAACGAACCTTGATGACGTCAGCGGCGGCGGCGTTGACGGGCCAGAACTTCGAAACGTCGTAAGAGATGCCAGCCGTCCCGATCGTGAACTGGAGATTCTGCTGCACTACGTTGTTCTTGGTCAGCGGTGCGAGCAGATTCGTCGGGACGACGTTCGCTCCGAGCGCGACGCTCCAGTCGGCGGCGTAATCGCCTCCTCGGGGCAGCGTGATTGACGGCCCGACCGTCGCCAGGTCTCCCGGAGACGTCGCTGTCGTCGTCTCGCTCGCGGTGACCGTAGCCTGGAGCGGCGGCCCTCCGAGAAACCTCCATTTATAGGTCGGCTCGCCCGATTCGTAGGCCAGATGCCACTGAATGCCGTTCGTCGCATCGACCTCGAGGTAGACCTCGTCGGGCGCGACGGTTCCCTTCGTCCCTTCGGGACCGGTGAGCGCGGCGAACTGCGCGACGGTCAGGACACGATGGCCGCGCGACAGGAGCTTGTCGATGTTGTCGCGGACGTAGGTGTTCCAGAGCGCCGACGTGAGGACGTCGCCGGACGACTTCGTCGGCATAGGGATCGTGGCTGGCACGTACCAGTATCGGCGCGGCCGGGCTAGTAGACGAAGACGTAGCCCTCGTCGAACGCGGCCGTGTCGAACACGATCGGCGCGGCGGTGGTGGCGCGCGAGAGGAGCCAGTCGGAGGCCATCAGGCCCTTCGCGTCGACGTTGATCGTGAGGCGGTCGATGTGGTACTCGCCCTGGGTGTTGCCGCGCGGCGTGTTCGCGGTGATGCGGTCGACGAGGTCGCGGTCGAGGATCTGCTCGAGAAGGTCGCTGTCGCGGCCGTCGATCTTGAAGCCGTACATCGGCGGCGTCGGGGTCTGAACCTGCGCGAGGATCCACGACGCGAGCTCGTCAGCCTGAGCGTCGGAGATGAGGTAGGGCGTCCGGATCTCCGGAAGGTCGCTGTAGCCGAGCTTCTGGTACGACGCGCCGCTCGAGGTGGCGGTGCCGGTGTAGGTGGCGGTGCCGGCCGCGTCGACGCGGGTGACGGTGACGCGGGTCTTGGCGGCGTCGAAGTCGACGCCGGGCTCGATCGCGGTGACGCGATGGTCGAACGTCGCGGTGCTCGGCGCGGTGAGGCGGGAGAGGCGGGAGCGGTAGGTGGCGAGGCCGTCGCCGGAGATGTAGAAGACGCCGCGCTCTGCCTGGAGCAGGTCTTGGATCAGCTCGAGCCCGGTCTTCGATCCGTCCGCCTCGAAGTCGGGGATCGTGTCGCCGGTGTCGAGTGCCCGCATCGACGGGTCGGAGAGTTCGACGGCGTCGAGGATGAGGCCGATCGCTGCGCCGGTCGTCGTGACGCCTGTTGAGGAGATGAGGGGTTTCGCGCGTTCGAGCCAGTAGAACGCGTCGACGCACTCGACGCGGGTGATGCCTTTCCGTCCGCCGGGCTCCCAGCGGAAGCGGCGGGTCCAGCCGGCGAAGAGGCCGCGGCGGCCGCTTGCGGTGGTCGCCTCCCACTTGACTGGGTGCAGCCGGTCTTCGAGCTGCCCGTAGAGCGGGCCGGTGACGTTGTTCGGGTTGAAGATGCCGAGCGGGTCGCGGAGGTCGATGGTGGCTTCGCCGGCGAGCATGACGTCGAGGTTGTTGTCGCGGCCGCGACTGAACCGGCCGGTGGCGAGGCGGGAGCTGACGTCGTCGTAGGTGCCGCCGAAGGTGGAGTCGAGGGGGGAGATCCCGAAGACGTCTGTGCCGCCGAAGGTGGAGTGGTCGAAGGAGATCAGGCCGGCGTTGTAGGAGCCCCAGCCGATCTGGAGGCGGTGCGTCGCGCGCGCGATGCGCCCGCTGTCGGGGGTTTCGTAGTAGACGCTCACGCGTAGCCTCGGACGACTGCGGTCGCCCCGAGTCCGAGGAGGTTGAGCTCGCCGATCGTGGGCTCCGTGCCGCCTGCGAGCTTCGCGTGGATCCGGGCGGCGTCGGCGTCGGTGAGCGTGCCGGTGCCGCACGCGAACCATAGAACCTCGCCGTTGACCTGAGACGCGCCCCCGTTGTTGCCTATGTCGAAGAGAGAGGTTGGCGGAACTACAGGCCACGCGGCCGCTTTCACGAACGCCCCGCCGTTGAGCGAGATCCAGGGTGCTGAGCCGACAAGCGCGCCGACGACTGTCACGGTCGCACCGGCCGTATGGGTGCCGGCGATGAGAGCTTCCGACCTCGCGGCAACGGTGTCGCCGACTCGCATCCGCCAGGCGTTGTCGCCCTCGCGGTAGAAGAGGCTCGCGTACTCGCTCGCTCCAGGTGTTCCCCATAGGAAGATTTGCGGCCCGTTGCCGCCGCCGCCGTATTGGTCGTCTGTGGCGGCCCATCCCACGCGGACGCGCGCGGCCGCCCAGAACGTCGCGGTATTCAGAAGCGTCGCCGGAGCCTGCACGCGACCGGCCGCGCGTGTGGCGGTCGCTCCGCCCGACGTCGCGACGTAGGGCGAGACGACCGACTGGCCCTTCTCGAGCATCGCGTGCGCAACCCAGAACGACTCGGCGCGCGTGCCGTTGATCTTGACCTGAACGCGCACCTGATCCCCAACCTGCCCCACCGGAACGGCGGTCGCTGGCGCAGAGACGAGCTGCCAGCCCCCCGTCGCGACGATCGTCGTCGCGACACCGATGACCGTCGCTGGGAGGGTTGTTTGCCACCGCAACGTGACGTCGTACTGCTGCCCGATCACGCCTTTGACGTAGACCGCCGCTACGCCGTTCGTGGCCGCTGCCGCAGCCTGCCCGGTCGCGCTGTCGAGCACGATTCCCTGGGCGGCAGAAGTGCCATCCGTCGTCACCTTGATCGATTGCGGCGAGAACGGCGCGGGTACGGTCGCGTCGACAACTCTGGTCGCGCCCGCCGTCATCGTCGTGTCCGTCGTCGCGTCGCACTGGCCGCGCCGGAACAGGTTGGTCGCGGCACGCCGGATCCCGAGCGAATGATCCGGGGCGCGGATGCCGTCGCACATCTGCCCCGACGCCAGCAGCCCGAGCGAGAACTGCGCGCGCCGATCGGCGTCGGTGACGACCCCGCCCGTCAGCGTGAGCGGCAGCCGCGCCACGCTAGGCCCTCGACGAGCGATACGAGATCGAGCGCGCCTGCTCAGACTGCACCGGCTGCGCGATGATCCGGCCCACCTTCTGACCGTCGAGGTACACGTCGCCCGCCTGCGCCATCCCGCCGCCACGGACGAAGACCGCCTCGAGCGCGTCCGTGAGGCGGCGATCGATGACGGTCTCGCCCGGCGTGCCGCGATACAACGTCATGTCCTCCGCGCCGACGTACTGGCCCGGGAGCTTCCCGCCGCGCGCGCGGCGCGGCAGGTTCTTGTAGTAGTTCGCGAGCGCGTTGTAACGGCCCGACTGCGCCGCGTACGCCTGCGGCGTCAGACCATGCGCCTCGGCATAGTCGGAATCGACGGACACCACGCCGCCCGCCCCGGTGTCGATCGAGACCTGCAGCCCCTCCGCGGCCGACCCGAGGTCCGTGACCTTCGCCTGCACCTCTCCCATCGCCGCCGTCAGGCCCTTCACCCACGCCTCGCCAGCGCCGCGACCCGACGTGAACCACTCCGGCTTCAAACCGAACTCCTCCATCAGCCCGAGCAGCAACTCGTTCGCGCCGGCGACGCTGCCGTGCCTGTCCGCGAGGAACACCTCGAGGTCGTCGAGGCGATCCTGGAAGTTCTGCCGCTCGATCGCGCGCTCGTCCTGAACCTGCTGCCGCAACGTCTCCGCCGCATCCTGGGCGGCCTGCTGATCCGCCTGCGCACGGTCGTCGACCGCCTTCCGTGCCGTGTCGGCCGCCTCGCGGAGCGTCCGCTCCTCAAGGTCGAGCTCGAACTGGGCCTGATCCTCGAGCGCCTTCGCACGCTCCTCCGGTGTCTCGGCCGCACCGACCGCCGCCGACAGCTCGGCGCGGCGGCGTGCGTCGTCGGCAGCCTGCCGAGACGCCTGGAACGCCGCGAGCGCCACCTCCTCCGGCGTCAGCGTCGCACGGCCAGACTCGATCCCGGCGAGCCGGGCCTTGAGGTCGTCGTCGACCTTGTCGAGCCGCTTCTTCGTCTCCCGGTCGAACGCGTCGAGTGCGCGCTCCGCGAGCCGGCCGTACGCCTGCTCGAACGCCTGCCGCGCCTCCTCGACCGCCTTGCGGGCCTCCGCGAGCCGCTTCTTCGTCGCGGCCGCGATCGCCTTCATCTTGTCCTCGTACTGGTTCGTCTTGATCGAGTTGATCTTCTTCTGGATCGTCGACAGCTCCTCCTCGATCGCAAGGCGCTGCTTCCCGCCGAGACCCTTCTTCCGCAGCTGCCCGCGGAGGTTGTCCGCCGCGTCCTCGTACGCCGTCAGGTCGTCGCTCGTCCGTGCCGTCCGTGCCGCCCGCGCGATCGCCGTCCGGACATCGATCGGGAGCAGCTTCGACCCCGTCGGGATCGCGACCTTCTTCGTCGCGCCCTTGCCCGCGCCGAGCTTGATCGGCGCGTCCGACGGCGACAACGGATCCACACCGGCGTCGGCCTTCGAGACGATCTTGACCCAGCGGCGCGCGCCCATGTAGCCGGACGCCTGCGAGAGCGTCGCGACCTTCGCGGGCTGGCCGCCGGAGAAATACTCGACATAGCGGTCGTTACCGATGTAGATCCCGCAGTGACGCGGCGGGCGGCCTGCGTTCGCGCCGCTGTTCGACCCCTGGAAGTAGACGCCGTCGCCGGCCTCCTCACGTCCCGTCGTGTCCTCGGCGTGCTCGTCGTAGAACTGGGTGTCCGACGTCCGCGGGATCGACACGCCAGCCGCCTTGTAGGCCGCGTAGATGAAGCCGGAGCAGTCGAACCCGGTCTGCGGCGACACGCCGCCCCACGTGTACGTGATCCCGGAGCCGGCCCCGTACTTCGCCGCGTAGCTCAACACCTTCCGCGTCGCACCCGACGCGCCCGCGACGCTCATCCCGACCGCCGACTGCTCCGCCTCGGAACGCTGAACCTCGACGCCCATCCGTGCACGCTCGCGTGCCGCGTTCGCGAGGAGACTGTTGTCGCCCGCCGAGAAGGTGTGGAAGACGTCGCCGGCGGGCCCGATCACCTGGACGCTGCCGCCGTTGCCGCTGAGGAAGTGAACGCCCGGCGACGACAGCCACCGCCGCGTCTTGTCGGTCAGCGACGTCTGCACGCCCGTCGCGCCGCCGCCGCCGGCGCGGCCCTGGACGCCGAGCTGCCCGTCGAGGCCGACGAAGTCGGCGCTCGACTGGCCCGCGTTGAACGCGCCCGACACGATCTTCCATGCGAGCGAGTCGCCGCCGCGCGAGAGGTCGACGGCGAGCGCGATCGCGCCGAGCTTCGACAGAGACGTCATCGCGACCGACAACCCCGTCGCGCTGCCCTTCGCCGCCGCCAGCGACGCGGCGAACGCAGAGACCTTGCTGACGACCGCCGCGGCGAGCGCGACCTTGATCACGTTGTCCCAGCCACCGATCGCGGTCGCGACGTTGTGTGCCGCAGTCGCGACCGCCTTCACGTCCTTCGCGACGTTCTTCGCGGTCGTGCCGAGGCTGAACAGGTCGTCCTTGATCTGACCCCAGTTGTCGCGGAAGAAGTCGACGACGTCGCGCGCCGCGCCACCGACCTTCTTCTGGAGCGACGCGGCGAACCGGTCGACCCCGGCCGTGAACTCCGGCGTCGAGGTGATGTCGACGAGCTTCTGGAACCCGCGAGTCGTCAGGTCGAAGAACGGCTGCATCACCTTCCCCGAGATCTGCGCGAACGTGTCCTTGATCGTCGACCACAGACCCGCGAACGTGTGCGACTGCTGCTCCATCATCCCCGCAAAACGCCGCTGGCTGTTCCGCTGAAACGCCTCTAGGAACGCGGCGCTCGTGACCGCACCCTTGGTCACGAGCTCCATCGCCTTCGGGACGCTCGTCCCGATCTCGCGCGCGAGCCCGCGCCACGAGAACGTCCCGGCCTCGTTCAGCTGGAGCATCTCCTCGGCCATCAGCCGGCCCTTCGCCTGCACCTGCCCGATCGCACGGACGGTCGCCTCCATCGCCTGCGGGTCGCCGCCCATCGCCGCGACGGCGTTCCCGACGTCCGTCATCACCGGAATGATCTTGTTCGCCGCGACGCCCATCGCGAGGAGGCGCTGCGACGACCGGATCAGGTCCGGGAACTCGAACGGCGTCTTCGCCGCGAACTTCGCGAGGTCGTCGAGGAACGACTTCGCCTTCGTCCCGGACTGCAACATCGTCGCGAACGCGATCTGCGACCGCTGCCGCAGATCGTCGAACTTGAAGCCCGCAAACGCGACGCTGCCAGCAAGCGCACCGACGCCGAGCGCTCCCGCCTTCGTGCCGATCACGAGTGCCGACTTGAGCGACGAGCCGAGACGACCGACAGCCTTGTCGGTAAGCCCCGCCTCCTGCCGTACGCCCTTGATCGCGCCGCGCGTCTCCGCCGCCGCCTTCTTCGCGCCAGTGGAGACACCGTCGAAGCGGACAGCGACCCTAGCCATCAGCCGCCGTCCTCTTCGAGCATCTGCTGGAGCTCGACCTCGAGCGGGTCGTCGCCCTCACCGACCCACGGAATGTCGCGAAGCTCGCTCGGCGACGGAGGCGGAAACTGCCGGACGTGAGAGCGGGTGCCCCCATCGCCGGCCGCGCCTACACGGTCACGTGCTCGGGCGTGGACGAGGTAGCCGCAGAAGAGCCGCCAGGCGAGACCGTCAGGCGCTCCTCGAGGGACGAGCCAGTAGCCAGGCTCCCATCGGTTCTGTCGTCCGAGCTCGAGGACAGCCCAGTCGAGTGCGTGCTCGAGTCGAAAGGGGTCGCCAGGCCGGCATCCTCCCCTTCAACGGTCGGGTCGACCTCGGGATCCTCGAGCTCCTCGGCGGACTTCGCGCCGCTGACGCCGGCGGTGAGCGCGCGCGCGATCGCGTCCGCGACGGAGTTGTCTCCAGCGAGCCACGACAGCATCACGAGCACCTGCCGCGTGTCGAGGTCGAGATCCTCGGCGTCCGGGGTCTTCTCCCGGATCAGCGCCATGATCTCGTCGTAGCCCTGGAGCGTTGCGTGCTGGACGCGCTCGTCGCCGTTGTCGTCGGCGAGGCCCTCGTTCAGCTCCGCCTCGATCGTCAGCAGGCGACGCATCATCGGGACGCTCAACTCGCGTCGCACCGGGTACCTGCGGCCGGCGAGCTCGAGGGTGCGGTCGCCGCCGGTGAGGAGGTCGAGGTTGATGTGGTCGTCGGTGACGACGGGCTGCCGCTCGGCGCTCACGATCAGGCGTAGATCGACGAGACGTCGTTGACGAGCGTGATCTTCACGTCGTAGCCGGCGGTCTCGTCGTACGCCGCGAAGAAGTCGTACGACGCGCCGATGTGACGCTTGTTGCCGATGTCGTCGGCGTCACCGCCGACGTACTGGCAGGCCGGCATCTCGATCCAGAGCGCGTACTTGTATGCGGTCGCGAGGATCGACTTCGATGACTTCCAGCGGGCCGTCGCCGCGAACGTCGTCGCTCCGAGGAGCGCGTCGTAGTCCGTCGCGTTCAGCGACCGCTTCGGAATCGACCCGGTGAGGTAGACCTGGTCGTCGCCGTGCTCGAGCGACGACGGGAACGCCGACGGCACGGCGAGCGAGAGGTCGTAGACGCGCTCGAGCGGGTTCGCGACCGCGAGCGAGAAGTCGGTCGGCTTGCCACCACCGGCGAGCCAGTTGAGGTACAGCTCGCCGCGCCGGACGGGCGGGATCGCCGTCGATGCGTACGCGGGAACGGTGGCGGCGTCCGCGGCGGCGCGGCCGACGTGGTTGCCTGCGAGATCTGCGGAGAGGTCGCCGGCGGCGTTGAGGCTGAGCGACGAGACGCCCATCCCGCGGCCGGTCAGCAACACGTTCTCGTCCTTGTGGTTGATCTTGACCTGGGCGGTCTGAGCGGCGATCGAGTCGCGCTTCACGAACGTCCACCGGTACGCCGTCGCGGGGATCGTGGCGTTGTCGGGGTCCTTGATCGTCGCGCCGTCGCCGACGATGCCCGTCCCGACGAACCCGGCGAGCTCGAGCAGCCAGGTCAGGTCCTTGTAGTAGGCGCGCTCGGAGATCGCGCCGCCCGGCGCGAACGACTCGATCAGCCGCGGCGGCGCACCCTGGATCGAGCGCAGCTCGTCGGAGCGGTCGAGGTGCCCCGGTGCCGGCGACAGCCGCGCGGAGCGGGCAGGGAGGTACAGCTTCTTCGTGGCGAGCGTCGGGGCGACGTTCTCGTTGCCCTGGACGGTCTCGAGGATCATCTCGACGAAGTCGACGGCAGGCATCAGCTACCCGCCCCGTCTGCCGCTGCGACCTCGGCCGCCGGCGGCGGATCGTCTGACACCGACGGCTCCGCGAGCGCTTCCGCGATCAGCGCCTTCTTCTTGTCAAGCTTGGCGTCGGGCGGGAACGAGATCCCGAGGTCGGCTGCGATCGCGTCGGCCTCGGCGTGGCTCTTCGGCGTCCGGCCGTTCAGCTCCGCCTTCGTCGCGTCGGCCTGCTCCTGCGACGGAAGATGGTTCTCGCGGGCGGGCATCAGCCCCTCGCCGTCCGCGACCGTCGTCTGCTTCAACGGCAGCCCCAGCTCGGCGACACGGTCACCCATCTCGTCAACGGAATCGAACGCGCCAGCCTTCACGAACTCGGCTGCGGCGATCGGCTCGCCCGGCGTCCAGACACCCGGGAAACCGGGGAACGTCACGGCCTCGCTGCCTGCGAGGTCGTCCGCGTCGAGAACGTAGGCGGTCGGCACTGTCCAGTATCGGCGCGAGGCCGTCTACGGGCAGGACTGCGTTACGCGCTCATGCCCTTCTCGAACGTCGGGGCCGTCGACGGCCACGAAGCCTCGGCAGCAGCCCGTATCTGCGCCGGCGACCCGTAGCCGAGGTTCTCGCTCCAGAAGTCGCCAGCCGACGCGCCCGGGGCTCCCGCACCGGAGCCCGACTCGAGGTCGGCGATGACCGGGTGTGACCCCATCCGGAACGACCCGCGGATCGCCTCGAGCGCGAACGCGGTCGGGTCACCCATCGCCGCACCCCAGACCTTCCGGGCGTACTCGTGGATCTTCGCGAGATCGTCGTCCGGCGGGACACCGGCGAGGATCCTTGCGATCGCGCCGAACGCGGCGAGATCCTTGAGCGCGGTGATGGAGTTCGCGCTCAGCGTATCGGGGTCGAAGCCGCGCGACTCGATCGCAGCGTTGATCTCGGCGGTGACGTTCGCGAGGAACTCGGTCGCGTCGTCCTCGTTCGGATGCTGAGGAGAGCCGGCCGCGGCGAGAACGCCTGCGTACCGTCCGAGTCGAGCCTTTACGTCAGCGACGTCGGCGTAGGCCATTCGGCCCTCGCCGGGTTACTCGTTGACCGGGTCGCCGTCGGGCTTGGTCAGCTCGAACGCAGCAACGGTGCCTGCGTCGTGGCCGGCCGCCTCGAGAGCGGAGACCTTCGCCGGCTTCTTCCCGTCGGTCGGGTAGTCGGCGACGTCGTTCGCGCTGGCGAACGCGTCCATCTGCTCCGGCTTGACGTCCTTCCAGGCCGTCGAAGTCGAAGAGCCCGTGGACAGTGCGCCGAGCTCGACGCCGCGCTTGAGCTCGTCGTCCGACACGTCGATCGTCTTCCCCTGCTCCGCCTCGAGCACCGTCGACGTGGGATCGCCGGTCTCCTGGTGGTAGCGGTAGAGGTCGGTGAGAACTGTCGCCTTGGCCATCGGTTAGATCCCCGTGATCTTGACGACGGCCTTCGGGTCGGTCAGCGCCATCGCAGGCCAGCGGCCGGCGGCGATGATCGAGTCCTTCGGGCGGTTCTCTTCGTAGACCTTGACGTAGATCGGGGCGAAGTTCGGGCCCGGGTTGTAGGCGGAGAAGCCCTCGGCCGGGTCGGGCTGCTCGTCTGCGATGACGCCAGCCTGGCCGGTGTCGATGAGGAGCGCCGTGTTCGCGGCGAGCTGCGGCGTGAAGAGGATCTCGCGGAGCCCGAGGAACGGGGCGACCATGCCGGACTGGATCTGGCCGTCGGACTCGCGCGGGAGTGCGGCGCGGAGGACGGTGTTGTTCAGCAGCGCGGCGCGGCGGGCGGTGTTCA